AATCAGCAGCGGAAAAAGAAGTTGAGGATATGGAAGATGATATGATGTCTGCTGAAGAAGTGGCAGAATTATTCTCTCAAGCACTCAAAAAAATCGAGTCAAAAATTGACCAAATCTCTGCTAAACAAAAAGAACTTGAAGGTAATTTCCAAAAGTTTTCAAGTGAACCAGCAGGTCAAAAAGTGTTCACACAAAAAACAATAAACGAAAACTTCTCGAAAACAGAAGATAAATTAGAGTCATTCAAGAGATTGAAAGCAGCTCTAAACAGAAACTAAACAAAAAATAAAATAGATAATAAAATGAAAAACAAATTATCCAAAATGAAATTTAACTACGATTTGTCGGGCTTGGCAAATTATGTAGACCAACTTTCATCTGATATCATTTCTGAGGCAGTCCTTACACCACAGACCATGAAGTATGTAAATACAATTCCTGGCATAAAGGGGACGCAAAATGTTAACTTACTTTCAGAAACATTAGTAGTACAAACAGGAACAACTTGTGGTTGGGAAAATTCTGGAACAACAACATTTACTGTTGCTCCATTAACAGTTCAAAGTTTGAAAGTTAACACTTCACTTTGTTTACAAACCTTAAATGAAGTATGGTTAGGTCAATATTTGAATGCAGGGTCATACAATGAAAATGCGCCGTTTGAACAGGCGATAATTGATTTGCAGACCCGTCAGATAAAGCGTTATAACGAAGATTTGCTTTGGAATGCAACAAGTGGTTCTTCAACTTTCTCAGGATTCATTGAGTTGGTAAATAACACTGCTGGTGTTGTTAAATTAACTGGTCAAACAGCATTATGTTCTGTAACAGGAGCAACAATTCAAAACAAAGCAGAAAGAGTTCTTGAACAAGTAGATAACATAATCGAAGCGTTAGATAGAAATATCTATTCTCGTGAAGACATTATAATTTTCATGTCCGAGCAGCAATTCAAATGCTATTTGAAGTCGATTCGTCAGGTGAATAACTTCCATTTCACTGAACCAACATTAGGTCAAGTGTATGAAACATTCCATCCTCAAACACAGTATAAAGTTGTAGGCGTGCCGGGCTTAAATGGTTCGAACTTAATCGCAGCAGCACCGCAGCAATATTGGTTAGTTGGCGTTGACCTTATGAGCGACGAAGATACATATCGTAGTTGGTTTTCACTTGATTTTCAAGAAGTCCGCGTGATGGCCGCATGGAAACTGGGCACACAAATTGCGTTTCCGCAGTTTTTTGTAACTAACGGTCTTTAATATTCATAATGATTGGGGTTCGTCCCCAATCATTATTTCAATAAACTAAAAAAATTAAATCAATATAAAATGAGTTGCAATGTAAGTAGTGGAATTGCGTTAGGTTGCCGTGATGTAGTCGGCGGCGTACAAACCATATGGATTACAGACCAAGACAATCTCGCATCCATCACAAAAAACACAGGCGATACAATTACTCAAATCAGTGGAACTGGAAGTTATTACGAATTTCAATTAATTCGTACTTCAAGTCAATATACTGAGACGGTAAATGCGTCACTTGAAAATGGAACTGTGTTCTACACACAAGAATTGGTAACATTTTTCTCTAAGTTAGAACAATCGAAAAGAAATATTTTGAAAACACTTGCTCAATCTCCAAAACTATCAATCGTAATGGAAGATAATACAGGTAAGTACTTTCTGCTTGGCGAAGTATATGGTTCATTCGTGAGTGCTGGTTCATCAGTTACGGGCAAGGCACTGGGCGACGCTCAGGGGTATAATATTACCTTCCAAGCGTTGGAACAGAACCCGATGTGTGAACTGAGTGGTCCTTTATCATCAGTTGTTGCAGGTATCACGGTGGTATCCGCTTAATAAATTTTCTATACAATCACAGGGGGGATTAATACCCCCTTGTGATTATTTTTTATCGAGATGATTCTTCTAAAAACAAACCAATTAAATAAGATTGTTGTAACCGTTTCTCAGAACGCAGAACTTGCGAATCCTGAGTGGTTATTCTCGTTTACACATATCTTCTCAAAAAGAAGAGTAACAATGATTTTATCTAACATCTCAACACATAGAGTTAGATATGACGAGTTTGAATTTATTGAAGGACAAAATCCTGGTGAGATTGCATTTCCTTACACAGGGCAATACAACTATGGAATTTGGGAGCAGCCCGCTGGTAGTGGGAATCTTGACCCAGTGTATGCATACAACCTCGTGGAGTCAGGTATTGCGTTGTTGATTGCACAATCTGCAAACACTACGAATGATTACTTTATGGAATTCATTTCCAATGATGAAGATGATTCCAATATTATATTCGCTCCTGATGAATTAAATCCACCATCACCAACTCCAAGTGTAACTGCGTCTCAAACTGTTACACCAACAATAACTCCATCGAATACACCGACACAACAATTTACTCCGACACCAACTCAAACACCAACTCAAACACCAACGAGAACAGGAACACCTACGCCTACTACAACAACTACATTAACTTCAACGCCAACAAATACTCAAACACCTACACCTACTACTACAACCACATTGACTGCTACCCCTACACAAACTCCTACTAATACTGAAACTCCAACTAACACACCAACAAATACTACAACTCAGACCCAAACTCCAACACCATCAATTACAGCAAGTCAAACTCAGACACCAACACCGTCTATTACGGCAAGTCAAACACAAACTCCAACTAATACTGAAACCCCTACTCCAACTCCTACAATTACAGCAAGTCAAACACAAACTCCAACACCGTCTATTACAGCAAGTCAAACTCAGACACCAACTAATACTCAAACTCCAACACAGACACAAACTCCTACAATTACAGCAAGTCAAACTCAGACACCAACACCAAGTATAACCGCATCACAAACACAAACACCAACTAATACTCAAACTCCAACACAGACACAAACTCCTACAATTACAGCAAGTCAAACTCAGACACCAACACCAAGTATAACCGCATCACAAACACAAACACCAACTAATACTCAAACTCCAACACAGACACAAACTCCTACAAGAACGGCGTCTGTTACACCAACTCCAACAGCAACTCCACCAGCAGGTCTTACACAAGCGAATGATTATTTGACCGCTATTGTTAACGCAGGTGCTACAGGTATTACATCAACAGTTTCTGCCGCTACACAAACATTATTTACAAGTTTATGGTCTAACAGTTTGAACACGAAAATGATTGCGATGTATCCATTCTTGGGTGGTAATAGTAGTGGATGTAAATTCAATGCAATTGACCCACAAGACACAAATGGTGCATACAGATTGGTCTTCAATGGTGGTGTTACATTCAATGCTTCAGGTGTTACCTTCAACGGTAATAACGGATACGCCAACACATATCTATCAGGAAATACAATTACTCCAAACGATAACCACTTGTCTGTCTATATGAGAGATAACACAGCAGTCAACTCGAAGACATATTTGGGTTATGCTGACGGTTCAACAAACTTCTTGATATCAAATGGTGGTGATAACAATCACTATTATTATTATGGATTAGATACTGCGGGTATTGTTAGCACAACATCAGCAACAACAAGTGGATTGAATCTAATTTCCACTACTGCAACAACTTTCCAAAATCTTTATAGAAACGGTAGTATTGTGATAACCAATAGTGGAGCAGCAACAGGTTCTACAAATCAAGAATTATTAATCGGGGCATTAAACAATGCAGGAACAATTATTCAGTATTATGGAAATGAATATAGATTTGTTACTATTGGATATGGATTGAGTGAAGTACAACAATCAACTCTATCTTCAATAATAAACACATTCCAAACAACTCTTGGAAGAAATACATATTAGTTATGACTCAATTGATTGCAGTATTAACAGTTGAACAAAAGGATTCTCTAATTGGAAAATTGGTTTGTCCTGATGTTTATTTTAATCCAATACAGGATGTTAATCTCGATTGGTTTATTTCCGTTGAGGAAATTGATAACTCAATTTATCCTGAGAACGAATGGGTAAAATCTTTACCGTTATCAGAATATCCTGGTCCACTCGAAGATGAATAAAAAAAGATATATTTATGAATATGAACGAATCTGTAAATGAAAATAATATCCTAAAAGTTTTCGATTTTGCACCCGCACAGGTGCCTCTAATTGAGGAGAACTTAATCGTAAACACAAGAACGCCATGGGTGTACTACGGGGTTGCGAACCTTGCACCTCAGGAACTTATTCGTTTATACAATACTTCTCCAACGCATCGCGCATGTATTACTTCAAAGTGGTATGGAACGAGAGGAGAAGATATTAAATTAACATCGGGAGAAAATGATAGACTGGTAATGGTTAATTCTCTTGGAGACAAGATGTATGACCTATGGAATAAGACGATTCTCGACTTCCTGCTCTATGGCTCGTTCGCAATAAATTGTGTATGGCGTCGTGATAGGTCTATGGGATTCGAAATGTATTACATGGATATGTCTAAATTGAGAGCAGAAAAATCTGATTTTCACGACAGAATAAATAACTGGTACTATTGTGCGGATTGGGCATTCCCGAAGAAATTCGTTCCTCGTAAATTGCCAGCATTCAATCCAAATACAGAAGAACCAAGTCAGGTTTTTGTATATTCTACTCACTCCGCAGGAAATAACTATTATTCAACACCAACTTTTTGGGGTGCTGCCACCGCAATTTCTACTCAAATCGAAATATTCAACTGGCATTTCAACAACATTGTTAATGGATTATCTCCATCACTTTTTGTTGGTATCAATTCAGGCGTGCCAGACCCTGAACAGCGCGAACAAATCTATAATAACCTTCTCGCAAAATATGCGGGAAGTAACACATCGGGCAAATTATTTCTTACATTCAGCGACGGAAAGGACCAAGCGCCAACCATAGAACCCATACCACATAACGGTTCTGATTCAATGTGGACAGAACTTAATGATATGGTTCAACAAGCAATCTTAACTGCACATCAAATTTCATCACCTGAATTATTGGGAATTGTTACTCCTGGTCAGTTGGGCAATCCAGACCACCTTGAAGCTCAGGACCACTTTTTTAATTTAGTAATCAAACCTTTGCAGCGAGAAGTGAAAAGTGTATACGAAAGATTATTATTACTCCGTGATGGTAAACCTGCGGAGATTGAAGTAGACCAATTTGAGATGGTTACGATTGCAGACAAAGCACCAATTAAGGTCGAGGAAATCGATGAGAAGAAAGATGTCTCAGTTGATGAGAATAAAAATTTGAATGAAAATATAACAGAATGAGTCAAGCACTAATCCCACAGAACATACTCCTCGTGAGCGAAAACAAGCTGAAAAATTTTAGCGACATTGACCAAAATGTTACCAGTTCAGTTCTTTTGCCGTTTATTGGCGTTGTGCAACAGACGAAGTTAGAGTATATCATCGGTGCCCGCTATTATAGAACTCTTCTAACACAAGTATCAGGTTCAACACTCACAGATATCAACAATAACTTTCTTCAATATTTCGTTCAACCAATGCTCATCTGGGCCGCGTATGCCGAGGCGTTGCCATCGATTTTCATGCGTATAAAAAATAACGGCATAGTTACGGGTGCTGAGAATACTGTTACCATCAAAGAGATGGAGTATATGCAAACGAGAGCGGATGATAGGAGTCAATTCTTTGAACAACGAATGATACAAGAATTGATATTCAATTCAAACAATTATCCTGAGGTATATTCTTGGACAACTCGTGATGGTTTACAGCCGCACTTGGGCAAGAACTATTATAGTGGCATCCACTTAAATAATGGTCAATGGTATAACTCCATCGAGAATGTAAGATTCCCTGGTATGGTTTACTACGCTGACCCAACTTACTATTGTTGTGGATTATAAATAAAATAAAACGAGACAGATATGCCGATACCAAAACCGAAAGAAGGAGAATTAGAACAGGATTACATTTCAAGATGTGCGAGAGCAATCTCAGATGAATTTCCTGATAATGCACAGAGAGTTGCGGTATGTTATTCTAAATTAAGAGAGAAAATGTCCAAAGAAGATTTGTTTGTTCTACAACCAAAAAAGAACGAGAACAGGGGAAACTATTTATCTCGTTGTTCAAAGAACGGAAAGATGAGAAGTCAGTTCCCAAACATGAAAGAGAGGATGGGATACTGTTTGAATTCGTTCAACAGTTATTATAAATATTGGGCACGACTCGAAGAATTTGGAGACATTCCAAAGGACTCCGCACTCGGTATGTGTATCACTAAAAAGAAAGCACAAGGTATTGATTACAAACAAGCGTACAAAGAATGTGCGTCAAAGGTTATTGTTCCCTCAGGTCCAATAGTATTGGCAGAGGACCTCAACATATATGGTGTTAGACCTAAACACTTTGATATCTGCCCTGTTGCGGTCGAACTATTCAAACACTTCATCGATATGGGACTGGATGAAGAAACAATTGGTATGGTTCGTTCCGCAGCACTTGTTGCAGACAGAGTGTTTGAAATTGAAAAACAAGTTATCGAAAACGAATCGGTGAGTGAAGATGAAATGGTGGAAGCAATATCACTTGTGGAAGATTTCAAGGACATCATTCACGAAGTGGATGAGGAAACAGGAATGGTTCACGATGTATCATTTATGGATGGTCACATCGAAAAAATTAAATCATACATAGAAATGGAAGATGATTTAATTGTTGAACCTGTTGAATATTGAATAAATTAAATTAAATAAAAACATAAAAAAATATGGCGAATCTATTCACAATAAGTATGAAGAGCGGTGTTGATACAACAATAACAAGTATATCATCAGCACCAAACCAATCAACTACTTTTACAATAACGGGTGGAACATTTCCACTTGGTGCGGGAAGTCCCGATATTACAGGAACATATACAACAATAAATGATGGTACTGGTTCTCAAACAGGAACTGTATTTATGTTTCTTGTTCAAGGTTCTGCTCACATAGATTATTTTGTAGGTGGGTCAAAAGTGTTTGATGGTGATTTTGGTAGTGGATTTGCTGAAATCCCTGGACCAATAGCGACAAATCAAGATTTAGTTTTTAATATCTATAATATTGTTGAACCAACACCAACTCCGAGTGTAACACCTACCAATACAGGAACACCAACAAACACACCTACCAATACAGGAACACCAACAAACACACCTACCCCATCAAGACCTTAATTTTCATAAAAATAATTGATTTACCAAGATACAATAATATAT